CAAGCCACAGACATTCAAGTTCCGCAACACCATACCACTGATGAGCGTGAACAACTTCAAGTCTTTGGAGATGTCCGGCTTCGCTCATCACCTCAACAACTTCTGTCTGTCACCCGATGGACTCATGGGTGGACTTGATAGCAAGGCTTGTTGGAGATTGCGTGGTGCTTTACACTTCATGGATGAAGAAGATGCAGTAGCATTCCTTGACAAGTGGAACGAACACTTGGCATACATGAAGGCTCAACTTACTCCGGTGACAATGGTGCAAACCAATATCATCTGTGGTGGTGTCTATGAAGACTCATACTTGGAGGTGGACGCATGAAGCCCACACCTATTCCCGAAGATGGTTGGACAGACGAAGACATTGGGCGCGAAGTTATTCTCAAGATGCCTCACGGCACGCTTGTTAAAGATAACATCGTGTTCATCAACGCTCCCGATGGCAGTCAATACATCGGCCCCGCGACAGAACTCGGTGCGCTTGCCGCACGCATGAGTTATGTCATTCCTATTCTCCAAGCGCATGATGAATACATTATGAGCATGGATGACGACACAGAAGGTGACAAAAATGAATGAAAAAGAATTGAAAGAAGATATAAGAAACATGGCCGCTGATAACCTCAACGCGATTGATAATGGAAACACTGATAGCAATAGCCTCATGCGTGAGGCTATGGATTTGATGTCCAACTATGGTTACGAAACATATGACCGAGCGTTAGAAAGAATCCTCGAAATATACCGCGCTAATCCTAACTACTTTAGTGACAGTCCAAACGCTTACACTTACATGCGAGCGAAGTGGAATGAGATGCAACCCGTTGTCGAAGATATTGATGTGACTTCAGCAGTGAACGATGTGATGGAACAGATGGCCCGCGACTTGATTGGCTTTGAACCTACGGGGGATTCACAATGAGTTGGCCTTCAATTCTAATTCGCTCAAACGCAACATGGCATCGAGAGATTGATGGTGTCCTTCAAGAAGTTGCACCACCAACTTACATGTTCTTTGGTGAAGACCATGAAGGTCGAGGTATCTATCGCATCACTGAAACAAAAGGATTGCGTGTTACTTCGGGAGGACATGAATACTCTTGGATACCGCGAAGAACTTTCGTTGTCATAAACAAGCACGCGCTTGACCAATACTCACAGGTTGTGATTGTATGACTTTTGACACACAAGACTTTCACACGCTACTTGACGACAAGCACACAGTCATCAGCATGGCTACCAACAACACAGGTGTTGGTGAATACATGATTGTTATGAATGGATTCGTTCGACCTCAAAGCCCTTTGAAGGAAAAGTATCTCAACCCACACAGGAACATGGCACACATACCACCACAGTATGTGCGCGACTGTCCTCGTTGCGGTGGAGAATGGAAAGCATTGACTTACAAGATTCAACAAGGTAAGATGGAGAAGACGCACTACTGTTGCGAAGACTCTAACTGCGGAGTAAGTATCTGCTCACTCACCTTTGACAAGTTCGCTCGCAACCATACACCCGAAGCGATTGAACAACTCATCGCTGAACAAGATGCTCAAGACATCGAAGACAACCGGATGACCGAAGAAGAGATTGTCTTCTCCGAGTTTGAAGGTGACCTGCATGAAGAGATTGCGAATGACATTAACATCACTCACACTTCTGCAAGGATAGGTTGCACAACAAACATCGGTGCAATTGCTGACTCATTAAAAGAGAAAGGTGTTGCACCAATCCTACATGAGAAGGGTGCGATGGATAACTTTGACCCCGAAGCCTTTGCGAAAGCATTGAGTGATACCAGCCGCGCGAATGAGAATGTTCATATACCGTCGCTCGAATCTGATTCTATGGCGCGCGCCGCAGAAACATTTGACATGACGGGTGCAACACCCACCATGAACTTTGACATGACAGGTGCGTTTGACATGACAGGAGGCGAAGAAGAATGAAACCCGACGATGAAATCAAACAACTACTACCAATCACACCCGACATGGATTCATCCATGATAGCATTTACACAAGTGCTAAGAACATACTGCGAGCAATTGAAGGCTCGCGCATCACAGTCCACGGACACAAAAAATAAGGAGGAACAAGTATGAAAAATACCCCGAAAACCGAAGCCCCGCGCACCATTGTAATTGGTGTAGCGCAAGAAGAAAAGAACGACATGCAGGTGATTGAATCTAACGCATGGGAAGGACAGAAGTTCGTTCCTAATGCGTGCATCAAGCATACCATACAACACGGCAGTAATTGGCATGTGTTTTTGTTGGAAGACGCGAGAGTCAACAGTGTTGATGTTAGTGTAGCCTCAAACTACACTTACGATACTGACAACGACCCTGTGCTGATAGACATTGCTGATATGTGGATTGAGTTTGGTGAAGTCTACCAAGCATCCAACGATGACACCCCTGTGTTTGACATGACAGGTGCAACACCCAACGATGACACCCCTGTGTTTGACATGACAGGTGCAACACCCGACGATGAAGTGCCGAACTTTGGTGACGCGCTCGGTGTTGAACTCGCAGACTTTGTTCTCGATGAGGATGAGACAGTTGAAGATGCCACTGCCAAGACAACCAAGAAGAAGTCTAAAGCAATCAAGGATGCTGAAAAGGCACGCCAAGAACGCTTCGCTGAATCGGAAGCACTCAAAGCAACGATGGCAACCGACATCAGCAAAGCAATGGTGAGCGGAAAGCGACATGAGAATGTTGGTGCATGGAACTTCCGCACCAAGACATATGATTTGGTTGCGCGTAATGTTCTTGTTGATGCGACTACTGGTCAAGAAGTAACTTCCTACCACGACATCACCACAAACAAAGGTGACAATCGAATCAATGCTGTGTTCAATCCAACACTCGCTGACGAAGATAACCCACTCGGTTACTGTATCAACCGCGCCGCCGGTGCTGGTTTTGAAGTAGTTGAACACCCCGATGTGTTTAACCCTGTCATTGATACTTGCCGAGGCATCAACGAAGCGAACGGTTGTGTCTATAAGAAAGTCGAGACAAGTGATAACACATTCACCTATGAACTTGAGTCGGGGACTGAACTCATCAGTCACGACGCATTCTCTTTCAACAAAGGTGCGCGTGCTATGCTTAATCTTGACCTCACTGGTTACAGTAACAAAACACGCAACGAATCTGCTAAGTCACTCAACAACTTTGGTTATGTCAATCTGTCTGCCAACAGAATCAGCGATGCGCTTGTTGAAGAAGAAGGTGGACATCGTGTTGGTGTATCAATCATCAATGCTCACGATGGTAAGTCAGCCCTTCAAGCATTCATGACTGTGCTTCGCACCTACTGTGGCAACCTTGCCGCACGCGGTGGAGTTCAAGCATTACTCATGGCTGGTGACCGCGCTAAGGTTCGACACATGAAAGGTGTTGTCTCGGAGTTCGACCCTCAACTATTCGCCAGCCAACTTGGTGACGCGCTTCTTGAATCTCGCAAGAACTTGATTGCTATGCACATCCTTCGACACATTCCTATTGAAGCGAATGTGTTTGACAAAGTGATGACATCATTCGCCAAGCATGGACTTGTATCTCAACCGAAATTGACTATCAAGGCTGGCGACCTCGACCAAATCCCGAAGGATAAGAATGGGAACTTGGTTGTGACTGCCGCTATGATGACGAAGGATGCTGTCAAGGTTGGACACGGACACGCTTACAACGCAATGATGCAGGGCTGGATGAATCCCGATGTTGATTATGTCGCTTTGGATAAGACCGAAGCAGACAAGGCCGCAATCGGTAGTGCATTCCACGCCGCGCAAGTCTTGACTGGCACGATTACTCACAACCCTATCTTCACTGATGGTAAGAGAGTTCTTCACGGCTCGAAACAAGGCATTGAATTGTTGATGAAGAAGTCGGACAAAGCCGCGAACCTTCTTGAAGACTTTGCTAAGGGTGCTGTTGATGCTTTCGCCGCACACACAGGTCAACCTGTTGATGACTTCGATGCTATGGGTCAGTGGTTGACAGACAACCCCGACCAATTGAAGATTCCTTACAGCGCGAAAGCGAATGGTAAGAAAGTAATGACTGCAATCACTGACATCCCTGCCTTCATGGAGACATGGGAATACAAGGTTGAACAAGTTAAGGTCGCAACCAAGTGATTTACTAATCCCTACCCCTTGAACAATACTCGTTTGTTGATACCGTAAATCATCACCCTTTCATGGGGAGGTAGTGCATCGTTGCATCCCTCGCTTTTCATTTGTTCACTTATCATCTCTTTTGAATAGATGCACGCCTCCCCACCCCCTTGACTACTGTTGCTCATGGAATGATGAGCGCGTAGCAAGAACGGAGTGTTTAACATGACCGATAAAAATAAAAAGAAAATAGAATGGAAACTGAACGCGGAGAATAGAGCCACCCAAGATGGAGAACTAACTCGCGCAGTTCAGCAAGTCATTGACTTGAATGATGAAAACAGAATGGACATCCTCATGGATAAGTTCGGTGCAGAAGCATTGAACATTGTCATTGAGATATACGGTGAACCAACACGCGTCATGGGTATTGCCATGCTTGATGGTAGAGCCGTCATGCTTGGTGACTGCGCTTGTATGGGTGCGAAGTGTCGTGCCAATTGGGGCTGGGTGTGGAAAGCGCGTGACCTTGACATGACAGGTCATCGCGGTAGCCTCAAGGCTGTTCCTTGTGAAGATGCACAGGCTACAATCTTTGACCCGTCTGTGGGTATGCTTTACCCTGCACCTTACGGACAAGACCCCGAACAGTTTTACCGATTCCAAAGACCTCACTGGGGCGATGTTGATAAGATTGGTTTGGCTAATTTCATGAATGCAAATGTATCGACCGCAGAAATTGGCCGAGGCACTGGTGGCGATTGGGTGGTGGACGAATGACTGAACTGATTACAATTGACGGACAACTTTACCTACGCGCCTTTGGCGAAGACAAGAAAGTGCTGAAAGGTTGGGAGTCATGGACTGGTTGGTATTGGTTCGCGACTGAACTTAGCGAGGATGGATACCACTTTGGATATGTTCAAGGAACTTATCCCGAATGGGGATACTTTCACCAAGCAGAACTTGACAGTATGCCGAACAAGGTTTGGCCTATCAAAAGCATTGACCTACCACACGCCGGAAGGAGGGATGAGTAATGGGTTACACACACTACGCATACATTCCTGTTGGAACAATCGAAGACGCGCAATGGTCTTACTTACAAAACCAAATCATGGCTTTGACTCTTACCGATGATTGGGAAGAGAAAGAAGTGAACATCACTGCTGACCTCATTCAAGTGAAAGGTAATCATGAATGGTTTGTCATACCGCGCGAATGCGATGACAGTCTTGGTCGAGATGTATTCTTTACCTTCACTAAGACAGCGCGTAAGCCATACGACTACATCATTGTTGCTTGCTACATGGCATTGTATCGTGCGGTTAATGGTGTCGAGTTGTCAAGCGACGGTGACTACACTGAACTCGCTGATGGCCGACAACACTACGCTGATACATTCGGATTAAGCGACGCGCAAATCGAAGAACTCTTTGATGATACTATCCATGACCGACGACCCGAATGGTATATCGGTGACCCGCACATTGCAATCGCTGACCATCAATGGGAAGAGTTCATCAATCTTATACCAACTGACGATACGCTTGAAGGAAACGGTGTTGAGTTTGAATGGAAGTATGGATACAAAGCCTATGTGTATAACAGTGGGCTTAGTGGCGATGGTTCAGTTAATGTTCACGGACACAAGTTGTCCATTGATACAGGAATGCTATCAGTTCTCCCTATTGATATCTGCAACGGTGACATGAATGGTGGTGCGGTTGTCCGTTCCCTCATGCGCCCTGTCTTTGATATTGATACAGACAACTTCCCGCATGTCACACTGACTCTCGATGGACACACTACTCATGATGATTTGGGTAAAGTCGAATGCGTTGGTTGTGATGAATGGTATGACAACAACGACATGCAGACAGACGCGAATGGATTTGAGTATTGCTTTGAATGCTACGAAGAAGTCGAAGAAGGAGTTGATGAATGATGAGAGTATCAACACAAGACTGGCTGACACAAGGGTTTGATTTTGTATCAACAGAATCAATTGCTTTTTCGGGTCTTACTAATGCTGAACATTCAGTTGGTATTATCCCTCGCTCCGATGAGGCTAAGACAGACGCGATGATGAATCATGGTTATGTTTTAGAGGATGAAAAGAATTACTCGCTATACAATAGCACCATGACAACGCTCGGTTCTGTTAAGGCGAAGATTATCAATTTACACTGCAAAGGCACAAGCGGTATGCTGACCTTTGCTGGCACAGACTATTGCAGGGTGTTGTTGAAATCGTTCACGAAAAAATACAACCGCGCTAAGGATGTCTTTTCTATACTGCGTGGTGACAAAGACATGCCTCTTCGATTCATCACACCTTGTGGTGACTGGTGGATTCTCATAGCACCAAGAACTGGCGACGAGTTCGGCGGACATGAAGGCACTCCGATAAGCCTTGACCCTTTCCCAATAGAGGTATTACAATGATAACAACACAAAAAATATACGCGCACTTGCGCACGATGACGAAAGATGAACTGATTGAATTGAACAACGCGGTTGTTCACGAAGTCAAATGGAAACGAAAGCAAGACACTGCCGAAAAGAAAAAGACACTCAAGGTTGGCATGAGAGTTTGGTATAACGGTAAGTATGGCTACACTGAAGCAATGATTACAGACATCCGCGTATCTAAAGCGGATGTCATAACAGATGATGGGGACATGTATGAATGCCACATCAGTATGCTGAACGAACTTGTCATCAAAGTGACAGTGAACAAGAGTTTCAATGTTGATACGGGTGAGTTTGAATGACGCGCTACTACCACGCTACACCTAAAGAGAACTTAACATCAATCATGCAACATGGTATCCAAACGAGGTTCGGTGAAGTCTATTGCTCAACAGCAGAAGATTCTGCGGCGCGCTGGATGTGTTTTACACGGATGGGTTGTAAAGAGATAATGACACTACCATTCAACAGACCTCAAGGCGACAAGCGAATGCGCATAGGCACAGACCACTCACCTGTATTGACGAAGATGTTTGGCATTGATGAAGAAGGTGCATCCTTCACATCAAGCGAAACTATACCACCCGAAGACATTGAATGGGGTGCTGTTATGGTGTATCAAAATCCACACTACACACCCGAAGCGGAACAAATGATGCTCAAGATGTTGAAACAAAATCAAGACGCGCTAATGAGAAGAGGCGCAGAAGCAATGAAGAATGACATAGGAGATGAAGAAGAATGAATATATTTGTATTAGACGCAAACCCTGTTGAAGCGGCACGAATGATGTGCGACAAACACATACCGAAGATGGTGGTGGAGACTGCGCAAATGATGGCGAGCGCGCTAAGACGACATGGTGCTAATGATGACATCATGCCATTAGCAAAGACCACAGGCCGCCCATACAAGGGGGGCTATCACCATCACCCTTGCACTGTATGGTGTGGTGAATCACAGATGAATTACTTGTGGCTCGCGGAACATGGTCGAACGCTTTCCGCTGAATACACTATGCGTTTCGGTAAAATCCACGCGTGTAGTTCTGCTATTCAGCACATGGAACAATACTTTCACATGATACCTGTTGGTATCCTCACCGAGTTTGCTCAAGCAATGCCCGATGATTTTAAGGTGCGCGGAGATGCTGTTTCCGCTTACCGCAATTACTACTCTAATGACAAACGCAGGTTTGCATCATGGAACAAAGGAACTCCCGCGCCTCAATGGTGGGAAACAATGGAGGAATAAACAATGACCCGACAAACAAACATAAACGAAACGAAACTGAAAGAACGAATAAAAGAATTGGAGAAGGATAGAGATTTGCTACAAAAGCAATTTCTCACTGTTTTTGACCCACACAACGGTATGGTGAAACCGATGATGAACAACGCATCAATCAAACAAATCATTCACGCTAATGACTTGGCTATTGCCGAACTCAAGCGTGCGCGTCTTGTTATAATGAGCGTTAGCGAAGAAAAAGACCACCCCGAACTTGTAGAGTTTGAATCGGTGCGGGAAAATACACTAACGAAACTGCTTACAGAACTCATTCATTTGCGTGAAGGCATACTTGCCATACATGATACAGAAACAGATACCAACGAAGAATGGGTAACGATGGCTATGAAGAGATTGAAGGAGTTGATTAAATGATTGACACAGACAAATACGAAGGACATGAATATGAGCGAATGCGCATAGAAAGGTGGCATCTTCCCGATACCCCCGAAGAAGTAATGATTGCTAATGCACTCTTAATGGATGACGCACCACTTCTTCTTGCAGAAGTCAAGCGGTTGCGTGAGCAACAACAGAAAATACTCCGTCTTGCTGAAACAAACATGGCTCTTGAATGGGGCGACACAAACCATTCTTTTGAATGGGGCTACATCGTTGACATGATTAAGGGGTGGACTGAATGACTACATACGGTGATAGAAATGGACGAGTCTTTAGACATCAAAACAAAAGAGCAAACAAAAGTGCGCGCACTGTTAAATACACATTGAAGGTTACCGAAATAGGTGAATCATATACATCCGCTGATATTATCAAGCGCATGGAGTATGTAAAAACTCCCGAAACACGACTTGGTAGAGTTCCCGCTAATTGGATTCCTTCAAACGCGGCTTCACTTGCACACAAGTTGCGACAGTTCCCTCAACACTGGAAAATGATTCCGAAGGGTAACAGCAAGTCTTCATTCTTATGGGAGAGGATAGCATGAGTAGTTACACAGATGAAAATGGCATACAATGGAAACTGTGTGATGATTGCGAAAGTGAATATCAACAACCACACACAATGGAACGAGTGCGCTCTAAGTTTTACTGCGATTGTTGCCGACAGGATGGTGAAGAAGAATGAGTTTCTTTGTGCTTGACGCGAACCCTGTTCAATCCGCTAACCGTCTTTGTTGGCTTGACTGTGAGAGTGCCGCCTTTGAAGGTGCGCGTATCATAGTATCAGCATTCAAACATCATGGTGGTGAAATCGAAGACATTGGTTTTGAACCACTCGATAATCACCCGCTTGTTCGCTTTGCTATCGTATCAGCAGACAACGCTCGATGGATGATGAGATACACACGCGCCGCTACAATCAAGTGGGGTGAAGGTGAGAAGTTTGAAATCAAAGGGTATAGAGAAGTCATGGAGAAGTTGAACACTGTGGCTTCTCGCATTGACGGCACTATCCCGCATGGACAAAGGACTCTCTTCGGAAACTTTTATGTTGATGAGAAGTCTGCTGTCATACTCTCGCAAGATTCAATAGAATCGAACCGCGCTTACTATGAACGCACAAGAAAACACCTGTCGTGGGGTGACCACGAACCAGCCCTGTATGGAGGGGAACAAGAATGAATGCAGAAAAAGCAATAGAAAAACTGAAACTGAAACAAGAACAAATGATGGCAGAAGCACAAAGAATGACTTTGCGCGCTGATAAACTAAAGAAGGTGGCGGAGTTCCAAACGAACTTCCGTGACCGCCGATGGGTTGTTGATGCGCTTGACATAGATGGATTGATTGCTCGCAGTATGGTGCTAAGAGATGCCGAAAGTGGCATTCTCGTTCGCGCAAATCTGCAAGTTGACCTTGAGATACTAAGTGACGAGTTCGATAGCAAAGACCTTCATGCGCCGACTATAATACCTGTCAAGGATTTCATAGGAGAGGAAGAAGAATGAGAACTCCTATACTATGCGCTGACGGAACAATCATTTCTGTTCAAGCATCAAGCACACACTACTGCTCACCAAGAAGCGACGCGGCCTTTGCCTACGGCATGGTTGAGATAATGATTGACATACCAAACAACCCCGAACACTACAACAAGGTTGAGAAGAACGAAGGTTGGGTAAGCGGGGAAAGAGTATTGGCTTTGATTGCTGAACACGGAGGTATCATTGGTGGACAACTACCACCACTTGACTTCGGTAATCATAAGTTAGTCAAAGACGCGCTACACAAAATTGCTGTTGAAGGTGATACTTGGTGGCAAGAACGACAAGCGGAGAAGCAAGCCGAAGAACCCTACGAAGGAGATGAAGAAGAATGAACATAACATTTGAACGATACACTGACAACTACGGGCCGCGCATCGCTCTCATCAAAGTCCCCTTCAATTTGAAGGATGACATGAAGGCCGCGCTACCATTCCCTCAAATGACATGGAACGGAGAGAAGGGTCTATGGACAATTCAAGACCGCGCGGATGTTATTGAGAAGACTGTTACATTTCTCGCAGACCATGACATCACTGTCGATGGTTTAGAATACGATGCAGATGCAATAGACATACCTGTTGGCAGTGCTAAGGCTACATACTCCGCGCCGGACAAACTCATCATCGAATGGGATTTTCAATCAAACTGGAAAGACATTAACGCATCTATGAAAGACGCGGCGGCTGGTAACGCTAAGTGGATGAACGCGAATAAGAATTGGATGATTCCGATTGCTACCGCTATGGCTGTGGCAAACGCGGTTCGTCCTCACTACGCCCCACTCGCTGATGCTATCGAAGACAACCCACAAGTTCAGTTAGCGCACGCCGCTACACTACAACGAGTGGAACTGTCAAGCGCGGTTGATACTGTCATCGAACTACCCGACGAAGAACCATTCAACAGTATGCGACCTTACCAAACAGTAGCACCCGTCATGTATATGACAGGTGGGCGTAAGCGAATCCTCATAGCAGACGAAATGGGTCTTGGTAAATCACTTCAAGCACTCGCTTGTGTCATACTTGGACAACACATGCGCACACTGATTGTCTGTCCGTCCATTGTCAAACACAATTGGGCGAACGAGATTGAGAAATGGATAGGCATGAATGATGCGCTGAACCCTTCATGCTTCATCATCAACGGATGGGAGGGTGACATTGAACAGACGCGCTATAACATTGTCAACTATGACATATTGGAGAAGCGTCTTGAACATCTCAAAGCAAACGAATACGACTGCATCATCTTTGACGAGGTTCACCGTATTAAGAATCCAAAAGCCGCTTCAACTAAAGCCGCGCTAAAATTAGCGGAGGGTGTTCAAGGTATCATTGCGCTATCGGGAACACCAATTACGAATAGACCGAGCGAGTTCTTCACATCATTGAACATGATGATGCCAGCAACTTTCTCCAACTACTTCACCTTCGCTAAGAAATACTGCAACGCTAAGAAGAACTCTTTCGGTTGGGATTTCAGTGGCGCGTCTAACATAGACACAAGCCGTGATGGTATCACCACACCACTTAACCACATATTGCGTGACTTCATGTTGCGTCGTTCTATGGATGACCCACGAATCGCAGGTGAGATGCCATCGTTGGTTGAAACAATCATAGCATTTGACTTACCCGAAGAAGCGCAGAAAGCATACAAGGTTGAATACAACTCATGGATGCAGGAATGGGTCAAGCAACAGGCTGACTTTGGTTCAACAGACGCGGGCTTTTCTCTCAACATGATGACTGAACTCCGACATATCGCAGGTCGCCTCAAGGTAGACGCGGCTGTTAAGTGGGCAACAACTTACTTTGACCAAAATAAAAAGCCGTTGGTTATTTTTGCGCATCACAAAGATGTGCTTAATCAACTGTTTACGCGTCTTGACCTTGAGAGAAAATCGGACATCATCACAGGAGATACACATAACGATGATAGGAAGTCAATCATAGAGAGTTTCCAAAAGGGAGAAATTGCTTTCCTCATCTGTTCCACCAACGCTATGCGTGAAGGTGTTAACTTAGACCACGCTAACACCACACTCTTCGTTGAGCGAGAGTGGGTTCCAGCATGGGAACAACAAGCGGCGGCGCGTGTTCGCCGTATGACACAAGAAGACTCCACATGCCACAAGATTGTTTTGTCGGCTAAAGACACAATAGATTCAATGTTCGACCAAGTGGTTGCTGAAAAGGCAGAACTTGTTGACCGCATACTTGACGGTGAAACAGGAAAGACGCGTGAAGCAATCGGGAAAGCATTGTTGATGAAATTAAAGAAAGGAGAAGGTGCATTACTATGACACATGGAAAAAGAAAATTAAGAAAATGCCGCGAATGCGGAAGCGTAAGAATGAGAAGTGCGGGAGTCTGTAAATTACTTATCGGACACGCGACTGAAAAATGTAAAGGAACAATGCAGGTGGTTAAAGATGACAGAAGATAATGAGCAGATGCCAACGGCTGAAACATACAATCTCACACTAAGAAGTGGGAGACAATGTTCGATAACTGATGTGAGTGACAAGGTTCTCAAGAACTTTGCACACAAGCAATTGCGCAGATTGAAGTTTGAAGTCATGCGCCTCAATAGGTTGAAAGAAGAATTAGAAAGACGCGAGTATAGAGGCTCGTTGGCTAACTTGACATCATACAGTGAATACAACATATTCCAAATGATGACCCATTCAACTATTCTTGGCACGAACCAACACAACCATCAAATCAAAGGAGGTGAAGAAGAATGAGTTGGAGATTACACCCACGCATCAAATCGTTGAGCGCGAATGGTAAAACATACAGATACCCAAATCTTTACCAAAAAGTGACCCGTCGAAGCAACCCCTTTCCGCTTGACCCATGCCAATTTTCTCCATTCTATTATCGTAATGATGATGACGAACTGACATGCTACACATGTTTCATCAAAGAGAGAAGTGTTGACGAATGGATTGATGCCATAACAGGTCTTCATAGTTTTGAAACCATATCGTGTGAAAGCGGTAAGAGGATAGGGAGGGAGAGCGAATGATGCCCGCGCAAGAACCACTTGATGTCATCATCCTACCATACAAAGACTGTCCATGTGGTGGTCACCCCGACGCGTTCGTTGACATGCTCATCTATCGAACTGTGCCTTACGGTATCTTTGAGAAGATTGAGATTGTCTGTGATATTACAGGTGTAACATACGATATGTTGCCAATGTTCATGGCGCAACAATAAAAGCCTTCTCCCTCTTGGGGGTGAATGTGTCCGTTTCTTACAAGATAGCCGTGTCCGATTTCACGGACTGTGGAAGGTTAATCAAACCAAATGGTGAAGACGCGAATCTCAAAGGCATCATCATAGATACTGATGATGGTGAGTCACACATGATTGAAGGTTTCGATTATGTGTCACACCTACTTGGTGATGTAGTCATGTGTTCTTGTGGTGACCAAATAGACCCACATCAAATCGCTTTACATACCCACAAGCGAGAAGTTATCCTTGTCCCCGCGCGATGCTGTAAAAAGTTCCGTTGGTTCAAAGGTGATGAAACATGATAGCAGACGACTGGAAGCCACAAGAAGAAGATATTAACTGGACGCGTGAACACTACGAAAAAATGAGTATAGGTGACACATGGGGTGTTGCTGATGCTGTGTTGCGCAAAGACGAGGATAACATACTCACCGTTCTCAAAGCAAGCCCCGCATCTCTATTACCTCTTGAACGAATCAAGAAAGTGTGTGAGATTATTGGCGTTGAATTGGTTGCTGATAACGCAGAACTGATTCAAGACCCACAAGCCGCCGCGCAAGCCGCCGCAGAAGAATGGACATCACCCAACACAGGTATCCCTCTTGTCAATTTTGATTTAGAAAGCGCGGAGTGGATGTTGCTTGACCCCGATGAAGAGTCGTGGCGCGTTGCTATTCGTCACCACGATGAAGGTGACACAGATGAAGTAGCGTTGAGTCCAATGGACTATCATCTTCTTGCGGGTGATGAACTCTTCTTCACATGGGATAACATGCGAGTCCTTGAGCGACACGAAATTATAGACATGGCAGATGGAGGAACTATAATGCGCGCTCTTGAAGACAACACTGTTATCATCATGCCGTCTGTGTGGAAAGAGAAACCAGTTCCCCCACACCTACGCGGATTGATATTCAACACGAAAGGTATAGAGGAAGAGGAATGAAGTTTGAAGACTTAGCGAACGCGGTCTTTGCCTCTCAAAACGAGAGTAAAGGAAACACGCTTGCTAATCTCTTCGTCACGAATACAGACAGCGCGCATGACATCATCACGATTTGCTGTTCTAACCCACGCTCATCTATCAAGCCACACAATGTCATAAAGATGTTAGCGCAGTCCTACGGTTTGTTCCCCGAAGAATACGATTCGTTGATAGACGAACACGAAATGCCAACACTACTTGCATCCGAATCCCCGCATATAATTACCAACTCGCTCACGCTAAGACAGGTCATCGAACTCAAAGAGATGATTGTTCAAGGCGAAGTGAATGCTGACATTCTATTCAACTCGATGTCACAATTGAGTGCAATGTTGTTTTGGGGTTTTGCGTTTGGACGAAACTCATTAGCGTTTAGACGAATCATGCAAGCGATAGCATCCACTACCAAGTATGACACCAATCACCTTCAACGAATGCGCTCTATCATGCCAGCAGGTGAAGTGATTCAGCGTGCGCTAAACGAAACACTGCCCCACGAATACACTATTCAACCCACATACCCATTCAAATCTCCACACTATTCTCGTTGGAATAGGTGGTCACTCCCGTTCAAACACACACACTACGACATCGTGCGAGGTAAGAGATACTACGCGCACCGAAGGGGAGATGCCGTCTATTGTTTTTCATCGACCGCGCAACGCGTAGCACGCTCTCCCAATATCGAAGGCACGCACGATTGTGTATGCGAGATGGACGAAGCAGACAACATCGTTGAGTGGTTATACACAGACGACAACCCGAATCTATGGAAGGAGAATAGGAATGTGCGTGCGCACGAACCCAAGAAGGTTGAAGACCGCGCGCATTTGCGTGCGATTGTGCAGTCATTAGAAGAGGGTGAAGTGTTGCGCTTAACTGATGCTGAACGACCTTACTTTCATAGTGGAGCAGTTGGAGGATTTATAGTGCCAAGAAGAACATTTGACTTACCGCTAATTATTCTCGGAGGATACCGAGATGGCGAAGGAATACGAATTAAGATTGCCGCCCTCGACGGCTTCGACCCATTCCCGATAGGGTATGCGTTTGTCAAAACAGACGACATACCCGAACGACTGGCACGACTCTATGATGCGCAGGGTATGATGGACATAGACGAAGGACTCATCGGTATATTCCACGCACTGTCATACGACCATGACACGAAAACACTACGCGCTCCTTATCTTACACGCATTGATACAACGATAGGTCAGTCCGACGCAATGCAGATTGGTGACTTGATGGAGAGATAGTGATGGATGATGATAGTTTCTTCCTCGGATGGCTGGCGAGAGAATGCCGATTCCAACTTAGCGTTCACTTCGCACCCAAGACACGAATAGGATACCGTGTAGTAAGACGCGTGCTGGTGTCACGAAAGGATGAACCCGCCCTCAACATGTGGCTATCCACTCAAGGTATCAATGCACGCATCCTCAAAGACCCCACACTAATCAAGCAACTGATACGCATACTTGCGCCTGTCAAACAGCATGTTGCAGACATAGATAACATGCTCAAGATGATTCGATTGATGGATTACAAGCACCGTAACCCCACACACGAAAAGATTGAGGATATAATCGACCTCATCGACAACAGTGAAAGTGCGGATTGACGCTAATTCATTTTGGATTATCAATAATATCATTTTATTATGATAAAGATAAAGTCTATTATTCTTATAATAATAATATGATAATATCGAGAAAACCTATGGGAAAAACGGCGTGCGTCGTTGACCCCTTATAAGAGAGTCGCTAAACCCTACCGGGGGATTGAGGAAAAAACATGCCCGAACACAAACCCCGAACCATTGCCGAGTTCATCGGCCACAATGACCCCAACAACCCGCTCTTCTATCTTGACGAATGGGAAAGTGATAGCCCCCAATGTCTGCTTTTCAGTGGCAACCCCGGCCTCGGTAAAACGACAGCCGCTTATCTCATTGCGAACGAATTGAACCTTGACCTCATCGAGATGAATGCATCCGATGACCGAGGTATCGACGCAGTGCGAAACAAAATCAAGGAGATTGCATTGAGTAGTTCGCTTTGGTCAAGACGACTTATCCTTCTTGATGAGTTTGAAGGGATGACTAAACCTGCACAAGAAGCATTGAAGCGCATGATGGAGAAGAGCCAATGCTGGTGGATTCTTACATGCAACGATGAGAGTGGTGTAATCCCTGCTATCAAATCACGCTGTGTGCAGTTTAGATTCAAGCCTTACAATCAAAACCAAGTGCGCGCGTATGCAGAACTCTTGCTTTCGACGCAAGGACTGTCTTCGGAGGATAGCCCCGACGCACTGCATTCACACTTCGGTGGCGACCTTCGCGCTATCGGTAATCACATTATGAGTGGTCGCAAATTATCCGATTCACAAACCAACTTTGACTCACTCGCCCTCGACATCGCCGCTGGTGATTGGGAGTTAACTCACCGAACTATGCTCACGATGGTTCGGGAAGGCGTATCATTACACATGGTGATGCGCAAAATACACGAACATGTGAAGTCCATAGGAATGACTTCACAAAGTTTATATGCCTTCTTCGCTGTATGGGGTAATTTCGTATTACGAATGCACCAATGGCCTCTCGGAACGGAGTCGTTTATCGACTACTTTATCGGGACGCTATGCACCGAAGACACACAAAAAATGGAGGACTAAACATGCCAAACCTTAACCAAAACGAAGCCGAAAACAATGAACAAACAGACAAAGGGTGGAACCCCGAAGTCGAGGAACGCCTCAAGTGGTGGGCTGAAAAGCACAACAAGACACTTGACGACGCAACAGGAGAGTTTTTCACCTACCTCAAGACTGAACTCGGTGTCGAAAAACCGGACAAAGAAGAAGACGACTTCATGATTGATGCCGCAGAAACCTTCGTGGTTGAGCGACGAGTCATGACTGGAAGCGCGCAGAATGCAAGCGAACTTGTTGGATACTTTGTCGGTGTTGACCCTAAGATGAGAGATGGACAAGAACGCAAGCGCAACCCTGCCGTTGCCGCCGCAATCAATGACCTTGATGGTGCAATCCAACAAGGACTTGTAGCACGCGCTTACACCGAGAACGGTGTTTGGATGCTTGAGAAGAAAGACGGAACAGTTGCTACTGAAGAATCAGCAGACGCAAAGCCGTGGTTCTTGTATGAAGAGAATGGTCTTCAACTCGCAATCTTACAGAACAACTCCGAGTGGTCACGCTACGGTGAGCCAATCACACCATACCGATACCAACGAACCTACTACTTCCTCGGTAACGAGAAGGACAACTTCTTAGATGACCAAAGAAACCTGCGCTTGACTGTTACTTCAAGTGACCCCGACGAGTGGTTCATCCCTCAATTGTTCAGCGAATGCACAATCAAAGTGCGCGCTCAATCACCTAATGTCAAACCCGAATGGGCTGATACATACAACACTTTTGCGCTACCCGGTGCATTGACATACGGTAACGACTTCGTTGAAGAACATGTCCGCAACGCTATCAAGCCGGACAAGTTGATTCCCGACCTCAACAACTACATCAAGGACTTGTCAACTCTCAATGAAGTGTTTGAAACACGACAAGAAAATGTCCCCGGTTACAATCCGGTCGGCCCTCTTGTTTTCATCCGTGGTAAAGTAAGTGACATGAGGAAAGAAGCGCGTGAAACAGAATGGGACCCAACAGGCCACGACTACTCGATGAGTGTCACATCATTCGACCTTGCTCGCACCTTCAACGAAGGACGACGACAGAATCTACCTTGCTATGTCCACGGATTACTCGGTGATGACGGTCACCCATTCGACTATGCTACCGATGAAGGTTGGAAACCATTCGCTGTTAAATCTACAGTCATTGTCTTTGGACGATTGAGTGTGCGCGTCACAGACGATGGGCCACAACCCGCCATCAAGACCTTCGGAGTCTTCGCAGTCCCACGCCTTGTCATCCCTGCTGGTGAAGGCGGCGACACATCAACAACACAATATGGAGAGTGAAATGAATGCCAAACCTTAACGATTTGAAAACAGAAGCCGACAAAAGCCTAACCTTAACCGCCGCAACTTTTGACCCAAGCACCGGAGAAACAGTTCCGCTCGCTTTGGTTGAAGAAAAGAAAAGCGATAGCAGACCAATAGCCCAATCCGTTTGGGATGAAATTGTCAACGCGGGTAATCATGTTCCTAACAACATGGTGTTCGCTGGACTCATCGGCCCGGAAGGAGTTGGTAAGACAGGTATTGTTCTTGACAGCATGACTCTTGAAGAAAAGAAGCGCGGAGATGTAATCTTCTGCCTTGACTTCGATGGTGGTGGACAGACAACCCGCGTGACTCATCACCGTGAGTTCGCTAACAACATCCGTTGTCTCAACCCCAATGTTATGTTTGAAACATTTGATGAAGATGGTGACATCCGTGAAGCAATTGACTACCCAGCAACACACAGACGCGTGATGAAAGTTGGACAGACTCTTGTTGATTGGGCCGCTAAACCCGGTGACAAACCACGCCTACATTCAGTGCTGTTCACAGCGATTGACCTATGGGATGAAGTTGCGAAGAACTGCATGTTCATTGAAGACTTGGGAACTGCACCCGATGGTATCGGTGCTAAGGTTGAACCTCACCTACAAGTGGGAATGCGGTTCAATTGGCAAATCCGTTCAACTCGATTCCACCAGTTGACTACCATTGCCCGAACGCTAATGTCACTTGGAGTGCGCGTCTATTTTGAAACTCACTTCAAAGAGTTGCAAGACAAGAGTGGCAATGTCATTGGTAAGAAGCCAGCATGGGAAAAGCACACAGCAAATTACCTCAACCAAATCATTTACTTTCACAAGAAGAAGGTGCGCGGAGAGGATAACAAACCTACGGGAGAAACACGCTACGAGGTTGAGTTCGTCAAATGCAAAACGAACGCTGACTTACTCGACCAGCGACGAACTATTATGGTCACGAAGCAAAACGCCTCCCCCGAATGGTTCGGACTACCGGAACTACGAGAGGGTCAAATATGAATGAGTGGAAAAGAACAGGCACACCGGCACACAACAATGCAGTTCAGCGTAGCGCGGAAGACGAACCCGAATGGGAGGCCGACCCCGCTTGTCAAGACTGTGGAGGTAGTGGATTTGTTTGCACAGAATCACCAGTGAGAAACTACGAAGGTGAGGCTGTTGATGTTGAGTTCATCAACGAGCCTTGTCATTGTATCTTTCAGCGATGGGTGGCGAAAGCAGACACCACATGCCCTCAATGCAAAGGAACAGGCGCGGTTCAAGAACGATTGATTCATCCCGACACGAAGGAAGAATACATCAAGTTTCACGACTGCGTTTGCCTACGGCTTGTTAAGGAGATGATTACAAATGAATAAAATAATACACATACGAGGAAAAACAAAACCAAGACTATGCGGTGCTAAAGGAAGTTATGAACCCGTTGGGTCAAATGACATAGTGCCTATCTGTAAAGAATGCGCGTGTATTCACCTTGCTAAAACAGGAGAAGTGATTGAATGAGTTTTGCTAAAGCGACATTCAATAATGATTCTCTTTGGGCTTTCATGACAGGCTTCGGTGAAGGTGTTAATGACCTTCGCTGTGACATTGCTAACATGAAACTGACAGGTAAGGTTGATACTACCACACATTACTTCAAAAAAAGTATCGGTATCCATATGGAGGATTACAAACCCGGAACTGTATATATTCCCGATGTTCACAAGGTCGGCGCGTTTCTCAAAACATGTAAAGAAGATAACACAGTTATGCAACATGTAGGTAACACCTTGACACTGACTAACGGTAATGACGAGTTCAGCACACCGACACATGACCACATTATCTCTTACGCAACTGTGGACCGCGCGGTATTGGCACTTGCTATGTCCGAACAAAAGGGGTGGGTGTCTCTTGGTCGCGCTGAAATACAGACTCATGGTAATATGACGATGGAAGAACTTCGTGGTATCTCATCAATGACTAAGGTTGTTGGTAAGGATGCTCCGGTTCGTGTATCTATCGAAGACCAAGAGATGACAATAACCGCTGGGACTCAACGAGGCGCAAGGATGACTCGACAAATTGAGATTGATACCACTTTCGCAGGTTCATGTGAAACCGTCTTTGGTTCACATTTTCCTAAGTTAGTTAACATCATGCCAAGCGGAACAATCATGTTTCATATGGGAATGAAGAGCGCGCTAATCCTAAGACACTCGGAGGTAGCCGCACTACTTGTCCTCAAACATCAAGAAGGTGCTGACCAATGAGGTGCATTTGCGGTGCTTGGCATTGTGATACTATCGGAGTTGCATACTCCTTTGAATGTATCTTTTGTATAGAGAGAGGCATGTCTTTTCTTTTGAGTGAGGTGGGTCAATGATTGTTGATGCGATTTACCACGATGATGAGCCGCCTACTATCTATACACGCTATCGAGTTGATGGTGAGTTATGTGAAGATACGGTGAATGACTACAAACCTCACATGTATATTCCGGTATCAACACCGGAGTTCCGACTTAAGAATCTCAAGCGTTCATTCCCTGCTTCTAAAGTGCGCAAGGATAAAACATACGAAGGGCTTGATGGTGCTACGCTGTGGCGCATTGAAACGGATAATCCCTATGAAATCGTGCAGATGAAAAACATGTTCAGTAAGACATACGAAGGTGACATGAGATTCATTGACCAATACCTCGTTGAGAATGTAACCAATATGCCTAATTGGAAGCCGCGCAAATGGTGGTATGACATTGAATGTAATACAGGTGACGACAAGTTCACTACTGTCATCGCTGTCATTGACTCCGACCTTGACAAACCAATTGTTTTTGCATGGGCTGATGAACAAACCAATTGTCCTTACCTTGACAAACTTGATAATCCAACAGGCGCGTATCGTGTCTTGGATAGAACAGTTCGTGATACCACCTTTGATATTGAGATTTTCAATTCGGAAGAAGCCCTCTATCATCATTTCATTGCGTTTCTACAAGAGCGAAACCCCGACATGATGATTGCTCACGCGGGAACATTCTTTGATATACCCCACATGATTGAACGCCTCGACAAGATTCACGGTCATGGTGGTGCGTCTAAGTTAAGTCCTCTTGGTGTTATTCGATACCCAAAGAAGGGTGACAGATACCGATTTGATGACCAACCGATTGCAGGTCGTTGGCAGTTTGATACTGCCGCCCCTGCTACAAGTGGCACAGGGTTTGAGCGCGTATGGAAGGACAGTGGTGGTGGTCAACTACCTAACCGCAAGTTGAATACTATTGCTGAAACACTTGGACTTGGTTCTAAACTAACCGAAGAGATTGAGGGCATGGATGTCCACAATGGCTGGTATGAGTATTGGACCGAGTTCGTTGACTACTGTTTACTTGACACAGTTCTGCTTCGTGGTATTGATGAAGCGCGCAATGTGACTGACTTCTTTGTTGAGATGGTTCGCCTTTGTGGTGTATCAATTCAATCAGCAACGAATGTATCAAACTTCATGCGCGGTCTTCTTGGTCGTAAGACTGACTTGATTGCACCTACTCGTATCAATGTGCAGAAGCCCGATATACAAGGCGCGGAGTTTATTCTCAAAGAGAACGGTTTGTATGAAGATGTGTGCGTTATTGACTACAAGGGTCTGTATCCATCACTCATGACAGGGTTCAATCTATGCTATACGACGAAGCGAGATGGGCCGGGTGAAGGAATTATCGAGATGGAGAACGGAACTTACTGGGACCAACTAAACAAAGGCATCCTCCCTCAAGTGGTTGATGACCTCTTTGATTATCGAGCGTTGTGTAAAAAGCGAATGCGCGAAGCAGATTCTATACAACAGCGTGATGCTTGGAACACAACTCAAGCCGCAGTCAAGCGTGTGATGGCATCTCTTTACGGTGCGACAGCGAGTGTTGGGTTCGGCTGGGCTGACCTCGACATCGCTGAAACAATTCTTTCCGAAGGACGACGATGTATTGCACTGCTTGATACAGTTGCTACTCGTCTTGGACACAATGTTCTCTATGGGTTTACTGACTCCGCTTTTATTCAAGTGCCACTTGACAAAGCAGAATCACTGGCCGCGCGTATTACTAATGTAGTTCAAGAAACAACTGGTAATACTAAACTTGTTGCGGAGGTTGAAGCATACATGCCTTATTGGTTATTGGCTGGTAAGAATCGCTACGCCGGTAAGGTGTCCTATCCTCCCGAAGACGCTGGTAAAATGAAGACTGCTAACTTCATGAAGGGTAGCAGTCTTGCACCTATCAGTAAGGAGATTGAAGGCACAGTGCTTGGCCTCGTATGCGATGGTGCATCCGAATCCGATGTAAGAAGTGTTGTTCTTGATGTCGCCTTACCTGTCCGAAAAGGTGAGATGACATTGAAGAGCGTGACACAATCAACAAGAATAAGCGCGCATCCGAAGGACTACAAAGTCTTATCCGGTGCTTCAAAAGCCGCGCATTACTACAACGAATACATATCAACAGATGACCCATTCGTTGCAGGTGACTCCGTTCAATGGACTTATGTTTCAGCAGTTCCAAGTGGTTTGCCACCGACCAAAGTGGTCGCGTATCGTGAACCTGCTGAACTTGAAAACTTTGAACTGGATACAAAAACCATTCTTAACAAATCAATTGAAAAGAAAATCAGCGGAATCTTTGATGTCTTGGGTTGGGACATTGAAGCCGCAATAGGAACCCCCCGACCCGCAACTTATTGGTGATACCATGACAAACGAAAAAACGAAAGAATTAGAAGCCCGAATAACTGAACTTGAAAAACTTGTTCAAACACTGAACGATGAAATTGATGCGATGAACGATGAACTTGAAGACATGAATGGCGACATAACGAGCAATCATAAAATGGCTCGCGCGGTATGCGAACTACAAGAAGAACTTGTAAAGCAATTCCCTACGATTTACATAGCGAACAAGATTGACGCTCCGACAAGGGTGGGTATGCAATGAATAAGCGATGCGAGAGGTGTGGTTCAATCATTAGAAAAGACCGTGTGCCTCGATGCAGATGCAAAAAGAATGGAAGAATAACAAGGACATTACAAGGTGATTAAAATGAAAGCAAAAATAGAATACTTTGAAACAGGAACGAAGAGCATAAAATACGCAGAAGGACAACTCTTCTTTGGTGATGCGCTACTCACAGACTACATTGGATTGAAGAGAGATGGTGAAGGAGACTATCTTCTCATACCGTCAGCGACAGTCATTACAATTCAAACCTATGAGTTGGATGAAGAACTTTACATGGTTGATACTGAAAGCATGAAGCGTTCAAAAATAGCCGCGCTAAAAAGAATGGATACTGAACTACTAAGACAAGACGATTCGGGGAGGCCGTTTCATGGATAACTACCCGGACGGTATGGATTGGGAAGCCTATGACGACTACCACGACCCTGTTTTAGAGTGTTGTGACCAAAGAGCATCATGTTGTGAATGTGAGGATGAGGAAGAATGAGCGTCAAGGTTTACGACGACGGTTCCTCCTATGCTTGGACACCCGAAATGGGAGAAGATGGCATCATCATTCGGATGAGCAAGTCAACTGCTGGTTCACTTGGGTGGTGCGCGCAACAGATGTGGTTGCAACATAACTATCCTAAACCTCAAGGCTTGGTTAAACACCTTGTTCTTGGTGACGATGTTCACAACGGTCTTGACTTGTTCTATCAATCAATTGAGAAGAACACTCATCAAAAAGAAATCATCATCAAGATGCTTGAACAAGGAGCGGAAGTGACAGATTATCTTAAGAAGTTGATTCCATCCGAGAAGGCTATTGTTAGCAATCGCCGCGCGGAGAACAAAGACTTCCCTTTCTATCATGACGACTATTACTACAACATGAACTGGTTGATGGAATATGAGAACGCGCGAATGAAACTCTCACCTAACAACCCTTTACCGCTGGCTAATGAAGTTCGCCTTGAAGTAAAGATTGATATGGAGATTGAAGGGTATGGAACTATACCCGTTCAGTTTGTTGGTATCATTGACCGTATTTTCGAGGCTACTGACGGTGGACTACTACTCTTTGAGTTGAAGACTGGTAAATGGAGTGACGCTAAAGCGAGTGAGATGAGAAAAGAGATGTCATACTACAAGTTTTTGATTGAGAATTGCGACAGTGATTATTTGAAAGAGCGCAACATTGACCGTCCGGTTACACATTGGGGTTGGAGATATTCAGCCGCAGATAACTGGATGAGTGAAAAGGTCAAGACCATAAGCCAACGAGGGCTAATGAAGCGTGTCAAAGATTTGATAAAGATGTATCTTGACAACGAGTTCCCCCCGACCAAACAGGACTTCAAGTGTGGCTATTGTGATTACCTTGAACTATGTCCAAAATATGCAATACAGGTGAGCGAATGAGTGGAAGACCGTGTGAACTATGTGGATGGGACAAAGGTGGTATCGCTATGCGATATGCAAAGCACGCCGTATGTTTCACCTGTATTGATAAAATGCTTGAGTTTGCCGTGACTGCGGGGATGAGGTTTGATGACGATGAATCCTCTTAACTTTGATTTCCCCAAAGAAGCAGGTCTGTTCCGTAAAATTATCAACGACAAGGATGAGTTTGAACGGTATTGGTCTGCATTGCAAAACTCACAGTGCGCGTATATGTCCGTGTATGGTTTCCGAGCAGTGAAACCTAACGGTCGTCGCGCTGAATACAACACAGCCATCATCAAACACTTTGTTCTTGACTTTGATAAGAAGTATCGTAAAGGAAGCAACATGATTGAAGTTGAGGGTGACGAGGTTGTTCAACAAGTTCGCCGCCTTCATCAATTTATGATGGATGAACAAATCAATCACGGTGTGTGGTTTAGTGGCAACGGGTTTCACATTTGGACATCGCTTGATAAGACCCACTTACCATCGAGCGGAACACAGGTGTCGCACATTAAGGCCGCAGGTAAGAAAGTTATCAACAAGTGGAAAAAAGACATGGAGTTGTATTGCATGGACCCAACAGTGCCATTTGATACTGCGCGTATGATACGAGTGCCTAACTCTTACAACGCCAAGCAACATGTCTTACGGTGGAGTATCCCTCTAACCAGTGAGCAACTACTTACTATGTCGTGGGATGAGATTTGCGAGAAAGCAGAAAACCCACTCAACACCGCGCACTTCTATGGTCATAAAGGAGTCAATCTCCCTGTGAGCGAAGTTCGCAAAAGTCAATTCAAAGTTACAGGCGAACCAGTGAACTTTGATACTGTTAAAATGGGGAGCATCAAGATTCTCCCATGCCTTATGGAATCGGCTTGTCAAGTCGGGAGCAATCCTCCACATATCAGCCGCGCGAGTCTTGCTATTTACCTTGCATCGCGACTACGCAACTTCCTCCCTGTCCAGCGAACTACTGTGCAGATGAGAGAGAAGCATATACTCACACTCCACAACTTTATTGAAACGCTACAATGGGCTGACTACAACCCCGGTGTTACTGAATACCAATTGCGTTCAATAGTTGAAACAGGATACATGGAACGATGCGAGAGCCTTATTGGTAAGGGTCTTTGTATCGGTCGATGTCAACTGTGGGATGGAACAGGCAATCATGAAGATAAGGAGATGATACAATGACGCGCAAATACGAATATAGAGAAAAACAAGGATTCCTGCAATCCATAAGAATAACGCGCACCGAGATACATACCGAGATAATCAAACCCGACAAATTGCCGAGTAAAACTGAATGGTTTAATGCTGATTATGTTGAACTATTATTGATGATTGATGATGAATGGAGAACACCACGCGTGCTTTGTAAGTATTCAGCACCATTGAGATTGATGGATTCATCAAAAATATCACAGATGTTGAAAGGACTTGAAGCACAAGGTTTAGTTGAATCAAAGAAAGAGGGTCGTGAACATACTCAATACAGACGGACTCATAAGTTCCCAGCACATGAGGGGCGAGTGGCATGATACCACCTTTGATTATTGATACCAATGAAAGAGGCACACTTGTGTCCGCACTTGAACGCCGCGCTAAATCAAGGTCACCCCGTATCAATACCCTTAGACAGAAATTAGTCAACGGTGATTACAAATGTGGTGATTGGTTGATTGAAGCCAAGAGCATAGATGACTTGTTTAACTCAATGAGAAGCGGTCACCTAATGCGTCAACTCGATAACATGGATGCCAACGATGGTAACTATGGGTTGGTGATATGGGGAGAAATCGGTGGCTATATTCACCGAGCGCGTGAGCGTGGCTCAACAATCACAGCCAGTCAAGCCCTCAAACAAATGACAGGGTTCCTCGGTAGGGTTGTAGCCGACTTCGGTTGCCTCATTTACCGCGCCCCTAACGCAAGTGAAGCGTCGGCTTTCATGGTCGCTTTACATGAAAAAACATACAAGAAAGCAAGCAGACATGGTGCGCAAGCAGTTAAACGCGTATCCACAAATGATGTCCGTATGGATATGATACTAACGATACCCGGTATCGGGCCGGACATGGCCGAAGCAATTCTCAACGCGTGTGGCTCAATTGAAGAGGCCGCGTGTGGTGATTGTTTGCGAGATGTTCCCCGTATGGGTAAGATTTTGCGCAACCGCGTGATTGAAGTTTTAACAAGCGAAGAAGAAGTTCGCTTTGAAAGGTGATTCTATGATAAAAACTTCGCGTGAAAATCCTTTTTATTTCTATTATAATATGGCGATAAACAATAAAATGAGAAACGGTTATAGGCTGACTCGCACCGTGGGTGAATACCCTCAAGCGTCTGCCACCCCCCAAAGGAGATGAAAAATATATGCCCCAAAGACAATGGAACCAATATACAGCAGTAAAAGAATACCCCGTAATGAAGGATTACCTTGAGCGTTTTCGGACGACTTCGTTTTTCAACGAAATACCCGGCCTCATATCCTTCTTTTACCTACAAGGACAAGCCCTTGTTGACTATGTGCGAATACCCGTATGGGCTTCGGCACTCGACCCGCGCATCCATGTGTTTTGGATTCAAGCAACAAGGTCCGGCAAGTCAATCGCTTGGGAGTTCACCGGAGAAGTCGCTGAACTCGCAGGTCTTGATATTGATATGTTCACAAGTGGAACTGACAGTGCGCTAATCGGGTCAATCGACTCCGTAAGTGACGGTGACGGTGGATACGAACTTGTGCAGAACGAAGGACTACTCGGTGGTAAGAAGTGCTTGAACTTTGATGAAGGTTCAATCCTTCTTCAATCGAACCCTAAGCAATTCTTCTCGGAAGTTATTTTATATCTGCAACAAGCAATGAACCCTGTTGGGAGTCACAGCAACACACTAACTAAGCACATGAAGAACGGTAAAGTTGAAACAGAATCGCGAGTATCACTTTGGATTACCTCATTCCCACCAGCAGGTGTGAAAGAGTATGTTCTCACAAAGGGTCTATTCCAACGCGTGCTTTTGATTTACCGACCGTGGAGTGAAGACATGCGACAGATGGTATCGGAACAAAGGATGTCCGGTGTCTTCCAAAACAAGTTGACAGAAGTTGCTTCACTGCAAGACATCGCTGACCATTTCATTCGCATTCGTGAAAAATCACAAGCGCGCTTATTAGGACTTGCTAACATGACAAACCAACAATGGGATGAACTCAACCCAGCAGGTAAAGAAGAAGTAGCGCGTGGATGTATGCATGAGATGTTCAGTGTTGATGAATCAGTTCATCCTCAACTGATGGCATCCGTCGATGAATACTACACCCTTGTGCGTGGTATGGACAAACACTTGAGTGATGTTGTCTGTTCATTCATTCCGAACATTCTCAACTACACTGTATTGTTCGCTACGCATCTTGCAATGATTCGGGTCGAGCGTGACAACATACCAGCAGATGGTGATTGGACAGTCACAGGTGACGATGTTGAAATGGCAACTGAAATCCTCTATGATATATACGAGCAACTTGTCCTTTGGCTTGAGTCCGAGGTTGAAGTTGGAGCGAAAGCCGCTGAAAACATTGCGCGCAAAGGTGAATGGGTGAATGCTATGAAGCCTTGTAAAACTGTTGAAATTGAAGGCAAAGGTGACGGTTGGGTTCTCAAGAATGATATGTTTAACCGATACGCTAACCAACTTGGTAAAACCAAACCAACTGTGTATAAGCGATTCAAAGATGTTGAAAAGTTATTCAAGTCTTTCAAGTTAGGACAGGCAGTTTATGTCAAGTTGAAGGAGGAATGATTCATGAGTAAAATAATGGCACTCGATATTGAAACGGGTAACTTCTCGCATGAGATTGGTGGATGGGATAAAACCCACATGTTTGACACAACTGTTGTCGCTACATGGGATGGTGAAGAAGCCCATGTATTCAGCAAAGCCGATGATGTAATTGTAGCAGACGCGCATATCCATCCTCTCCATCCACGCGACCTCGGTGAGCATCTCAAGAAGCATGTTGACAATGGCGGCATCGTCATTGGACACAACATACGAGGCTTTGACCTACCTGTTCTCCGTGATGCGCTTGACATGCATTATGCCGGAGTCCTCCTCAACAAGAAGGAGTCTATCGTTGACACATCTTGGGAGGTTCGTAGCGCAAGTGGCAAAAGTCACCACCTCGATTCTCTATGTAAGCACACACTTGGTGTAGGGAAAGAGATTATGGATTCAGCAGACGCGCCGATTGCTTGGCAAGAAGGTCGTTACGCTGATGTTATCAAATACTGCATAGCAGATTGCAAACTCAATTATGACTTGTTTCTTCATGGAAGAACAGAAGGCTTTGTGAAAGGTCGTAATGCTGAAACAGGACTGATTGAAGAATACCAAATAGGATGGTGAACCCCCCATGACAGAAGAAAGAAAAACTGGAAGAGAAGCCCAAATGAGCAATATACGAGCCGCAGTGCAGGTAGCAGAAACCGTAAGGTCAACGCTTGGTCCTGCGGGGATGGACAAAATGCTTGTTGATGAACGCGGAGAAAGCATCGTCACGAACGATGGCATAACGATTATGCGAGAACTAAGCACAGCACACCCCGGTGCGCAGATGATGGTTCAAGCGAGTCAAACGCAAGAAGAAATGTGCAAAGATGGAACAACGAGTGTTGTTGTTCTCGCTGGACAGATGTTAGCGTTGAGTGAAGGATTACTCATGCGTGGCATCCATCCACAAACTATTGTGCGCGCCTTTAACAAAGCATCGGAGTTAGCAATTCTTAACTTACCCGAAGCCTCATCGAAGATTGAAAAAACCAACATCGCATCAACAGCCTTGAGAGGTAAAGCCGCAGAAATGCACCTCGACTTCGCCGCTCAACTGTGCGCTCAAGCCGCTAATCGAGTCAATGGAGATATAGACCGAGTAAGGATTCTAACCCAATCGGGAGGCTCTATGAGTGATTCATACATTCATGGAGGTCTTGTTTTGAACAAGACATTTACCAGCCCCGAATATGTTGGCAAAAAGAATCCGCGCGTCTTACTTTTAGATGGTGGACTTGACGGTTTCAACTATGAAGATGTTCAAATGCAGATTCAAGACCCCGCTCAACTCAACAACATCCGACAACAAGAGATGCAGATATTAACCGAGGTCGCTCATGCTATCGCTGAAATGTGTGATGTTGTTATTATTCGTGACGGTGTTCATGAAGCAGTTGCTAAATACCTTGATGCTCAAAATGTCGGAGTTGTGAGTCGCGTCAATCAAAGTGATATTGATGCTATCTCAAGAATCACAGGTATCCAAATCTATCATCGTGTTACAGAAGCACCCGAAGAAGCACCACGGATAGAAGGTATTGTTGAATCAAAACGCATCGGTGACCTTGATTATGTATCAGTTGAATCGAAAGAAAGTGACACACTGACACTTATCATTCGTGGTGCAACTCGACAAACGCTCGATGAATACGAGCGCGCGTTTGAAGATGCTCTTGGTGTGGTTTGTCTTTACATGAATGACAAGCGCGTCTATCCGGGTGGTGGTGCTGTTCTATCGAAGTTATCTATGGTCATCCGCAACTATGCCCTCAACGAGAATGGGTTGACGGCAAGAGAGCGTATGTGTATGGAAGCATTTGCTGACTCACTTGAAATCATCCCAGCCGCTATTGCAAGCAACGCGGGAATGGACCCTCTTGATGTAGTCATGGAACTTCGCTCTTGCCCTGCTGATGTCGGTCTTTACATTGACCATAAAGGAGAAGGTCAAATCACCAGCACAGCAGAAATGAATGTGTGGGAACCAGCGTCACTTGTTGAACAGATTATCAATTCAGCGACCGAAGTGTCTTGTTCTATCCTACGGATTGATGACATCATCGCCCGAAGAGGCGAATGATATGGTGTCTTTCTTGGGCGCGTTTATCACAGTAATTGCAGTATTGATATTACTTGAGTTCGGTTTTTACTTAACCGATGTAATCGTGCGCAAGATGTCTAACCTTGCTATTCCGGGTTCTCAAGAGGAAGAGTAGCGTTACCTACGGCGTTCTTACGCCTTTGTGCTTCGCGATTCTCTCTCTCTTGTTGCCGCTTAAGGGTGGCTTGCCTTCGTTGTTCTTCTGCCACAAAATCAGTCTGCGCGAAGGCAGGTCGCCCGTCAAGAGTCTTCTGTCCTTGAACGAAGAGTTTTTTCTGCTCTTTCAACAAGCGCATAGCAATGTCCATTGGTTCGCTACGCTCAAACCTTTGCAACAATCTTGCCAACGCATCACGCGACGAATCAATTTCATCTTGTTCGAGAAATGGCTCACCCCCCATAAATCGCTCACCCGTTTCCCTGTCAATGTTGGCGATAGGTCGCATTTCATCATCACTATATTCAATAAGTCCTTCTTCATGCATTTTATCCCAAAACCCCGATGCCTCGGCTGTCACCCCTGTTGGTTCGATGTGTTCAACATTCGGGTGAATACTACGAAGTTCTGTTTTAATATCGCGCAACGCTTCTCTCCCACGACCCTTGTATCTTGCATCATTGTGCGTGGCGAAAAGCGGTATGGTGGCATGTTTGCCTTTCGATTCAACTATTGCGCGCACTTTTTGGTTGGGGGATTGATAAAGAAAACGCTCATTTGGTTCAACTGGTCCGTGATTTGAAAAATCGTATTCAAAGTTAGGGTCGTGAGTGGGGGGCGCGGGTGTAGGAACTCCCGCAACCTGTTTCCCTGTGGCTGTATCATAGAGCGGT